ATATGTAACAATCGTCGTCTTCAACGACGTCCAGGAAGACCAATAAAGTGGTCTAGTGGCCAATGGGACGGGGCAGGGGGGCGACGATTGTTACATATTATTCTTTGTAAAAGGGAAACAAAGAATAATATGTAACAATCGTCGTCTTCAACGACGTCCAGGAAGACCAATAAAGTGGTCTAGTGGCCAATGGGACGGGGCAGGGGGGCGGAAGCCGTCCATTAGGTGTTGCATAGTTTCAACGTAGCTAGGGAATCTAGTAACATCGAAAGTGAATTCAGAACCGTCAGGTCCATGAATGTAGCGAAAGATCTTGTCCATCTCGGATTGAGAAGGAGTGATTTGACGGACATCGACTAAGTATCGGTAGATGTCTTCGCAGATCGCGTAAGTGCGGGGGAGTTGACCGCAGGCAGCGAAAGCGATGCCAATGCATCGGGAAGCAAGTGCTTCGGGACGCGTAGATCGTTCAGGATGTCGAAGTTGAGCTAGCAGAGCTAGTTCGTCTCGGATCGGTATGCCTTGTCTGTTCTGATATTTCAGAACGGTGGCACCGTCGAGTTCTTCGAGAATCTCGGATTTGCTTTCACTAACGATAGCACCAAAGTAGTAGGTTGCGTAACGTTGAAATAGAAACATGAATGATCCGACGAGGATAAGAAAAGGTTGGAGAAGGAGAAAGATTGAATCGTCGCCTTGTACCTTAAGAGTGATCCTTGAGATGTCGAATCCCATTCGAGAGAGAATAGTAAAAATCATGACCATATTGTAGAAAGAGTCGAGAATTTGAGTTTGCATATAACCAGAGAAGATTCCAGAGTGATCGAAAGAGTAGAGGGTTCCATCGGGCATGAGGAGGGGGGTATCGAGGATAGCGGAAGTCATCCAAGACCAGAGATTGTTCATCTTCTGTTCAAAGGTAAGTTCGGGATCTCCGGGTCTAGTCTGAGATTTTGAGCTGTCAGAGTAGTAGATGGTGGGGTGGTAGCCTTCTGAGAAGGTAAACATCGGACGCATTATGTGTTCGTGAATATCACGGATCACAGTGTGTCTTGCATATCGGTCAAAACCGGACCAGTCGATTGTAACGACAGTTCCTAAGTTAGGACACAATTTTGCAAAGGTATTGCGGAGTTTGTACCAGCCGCCGAGGATAGTTTCATAGCCCCATAGGAGCGGTGAATCTTCCATCATGTGGAGGAGGTGAACTTGGATAGGCCAAATGAACATTTGTTCAATTGCAAGAAGGGTAAACGGAGCGCCGAAAACTAAGCGTACTTTGTCGTCTTCATCTGTTTTAACGAGATGTTGTCGGGCAAATGCTGTGTTCCAGAACTTGTAATCAATGCCTTTAGAGGAGCGATTGATTCCGAGCTTGATGCGGTGGACTATTTTGCGAGTAATGAAGAAGAGTTCGTTGTACAGGTTGTGTTTTGTCATACGAGCATCTTTGATTTCAAGTGGTTCAGATGTGTGGTGTGCTTCAGCGAAAAGGTCGCGGGAGAAAGGTGTCTTGAAAGGAATACCATCACGGAAGTGATTGAATTTTTCTTTGACATATGAGATCCATTTGGGAGAAGTGTTGAAAGGAGCACCGACATTAGTTGATAAGCGCCAGGAGTATTTGCGGAGGTCAGCGAAGTGTACCGGTTTGAGTGGGACTTCAGGTTTGACGAGAGCAGCAACGTGGTTGATTGCTTTCCAATAGTGTTCGTCTTTGGGGACGGGGTGTTCTTCAGAGTTGAGTTTGTCAACATCTTTTTTCAGAGCGTCTTCGTGCCAGGCAGAGCGTCGATAGCCATTGATGACTGTGTCGAGGTCTTTTGGATTGAGGAATTTCTTGAGTGCGTGATCGACAATTTGATTGTAGATATCGGTGAGCGGATTCGATTCGAGAGGGTCGCGGCCGTAGATAGGGGATGCGAGTTTCGGAAGGAAAGAGAGAATTCTGAGATTGAACTTCATTGTGGGAGTGTGGGAGTGGGGAGCTAATTGCAGTAGTGTGACTGAATTGTTGGAGGAATAGACTTTTGAGTTTTAAG